AGTAGCAGTACCAGCAGCACCGGCACCAGCAGCACCGGCTAATGCGGCACCTCCAGCAACTGCTGCACCGCCGATAAGAAGTGGAACAGCCATTTCAGCGGCACCGGCAACTTCAGCAACGGTACCTAAAACTTTACCTATTGTTCCAATGATACTACCAGACTCCTCTGCTGCCGGTTTAATTGCCTCAGTCATCCCTTTACTTTTATCAGAGAGTTTATCAACAATATTCTTTTTTTCTTTTGTTTTTTTTGTTTGCCCTTTCTTCTTCTGTTCTAAATCCTCGGTAATATCTTTTTCTCTCTGGTTTTCATCTTGTTTATTTTCTTTAATTTGTTTTTCTTTTGATTTTTTTTCTTTATCACTAGATAACATTAATTTATAAATTTTTTCAGTTATTACATATATTTTTGATAAAACTTTGTTGGGTGTTTCTTTACTCTGTTTGGTGGCAGTATCTTTAGATGTATTTAAAGTTCTTGAAGATGCTTTAGTTTCAGGAGTTACCGAAGATGCTTTAGTTTCAGGAGTTACCGAAGATGCTTTAGTTTCAGGAGTTACCGAAGATGCTTTAGTTTCAGGAGTTACCGAAGATGCTTTAGTTTCAGGAGTTACCGAAGGTTTTATTTTATCTGTTTCAGTTGGAATTTTATCCTTATATGTATTTTTATCATTAACACCCAATAAATTACTAACTTCACCTGCCATAAAAGAACCAAAGCCTTTTCCTCCAAAAAGATCTTTAACTACTGATGCTATCTTTTCTTCAGAAGCACGATGCATTGAATCTTTTAAACTCTTTCCTTCTTGACGGGATTCAGCAAAAGTTTCAAAAAAATCTTTATCTCCTAAACCTTTTTTGCTACTACTTTTTTTCTTTTTTTCAGTATTTTGTTTTTTCTGTTGAGTTTCTTTTTTCTTATTATTCGTATCACGATTTAATAAACGAACTAAAAGATCAGCAATACCATCCTTCATTTTTGGTCGATCTGATGCTCCAGTAGATAATTTTGTTCTTTCTACGCCATCAGAAGATGCAGATGTAACTTGTTCTACTGTAGGAGTTGTTGGAGACTCTTTAACTGTAGGAGTTGCAGATGTAACTTGTTCTACTGTAGGAGTTGTTGGAGACTCTTTAACTGTAGGAGTTGCAGATGTAACTTGTTCTACTGTAGGAGTTGCAGATGTAACTTGTTCTACTGTAGGAGTTGCAGATGTAACTTGTTCTACTGTAGGAGTTGCAGATGTAACTTGTTCTACTGTAGGAGTTGTTGGAGACTCTTTAACTGTAGGAGTTGCAGATGTAACTTGTTCTACTGTAGGAGTTGTTGGAGACTCTTTAACTGTAGGAGTTGTTGGAGACTCTTTAACTTCAGGAATTACTGAAGATTTTTTACCCTTTGAGTTTTTTATTTTCATTTTTTATTAAGTTGTTTAATCCTTTCGTTTTCTTCTTCTACATGTTTGATAAGGAGAGCAACATAAATGTCCCTTTCCCACGGTAACATGTTTTCCAGTTCCGTTAGATTATATTTATGGTGTTGCATCAAGTTAAAATTTGTCCTATAATAATTGGACAATGTGTCATTACAAAGTGCTATGCGAAAAAACTTTCAATGCCTTCTATATTAATCTCATGATGAAAACCACATTTTTTACAATCAACTTCTATTTTCTTTTTAAGTTGTGGTAAGTTATCCAAGAAATTTTCTATTTTTTTGAATTGATCTGCATTTAATGATTCTATAAATCCACAAAGTTCTTTTTTTGTAACATCTTTAGTATGATAGATAACATCCTGATCATACACATAATCAATACATTCAACTACTGTATTGATAGCAATATCGTGAATATCATCATCACTATTCAATTGATTCATAATAGAGTATGTTGGATACTTCATTTTAATACCAATTGCGGGTGTTAATTGTATAAGATCGGAAACTGTATTGTTCTTTTCTACTTTTATATCCAAAAGGTTTACATTTACTTCCATTCTATTATCACATTTTTTATCATTAATTACATTTCCGCACTTGTAAACTAATTCTGATATTTCTCCACTTGATTTTGCTCTAAGATTAAGAAAATAAAATTCTATATCCACTAATGGAACATTATCAATATCTATATCAGTGAGTGTACAGTTTCTTAGTACTTGACGAGTTGCTTTTTCCATAGAATCTTTTTCATCCGATTCTAAAGCCATCATAAGAATTTTTTGTTCTTTTACTAAAAAAGGTCTATACTCAATCTTCTTATTACACAAAGGTAAGGTAAGACTATAAATCGGGGCATCTATCTTAGGTAACATTGCAATATCTCCATAAAAAAATTACAAAATCAACCACCCGACATAATGTAGTCTTGTGGATTATCAGACGAAAAAGAAGTTCCTGTTGTTGCGGGTACTGGTCCAGAACCATAAATTGGATTCACTGGTGTTTGTATTGGTGCTGTTGTTGTTCCTGCTTGTGGTACAGTATTATACACATAAGATGGAATAGATGCTACACTGGGTTGTTTATCTACTGTCCAATAAAAATATGAAAATGTGACTGCCATTTTGTGATAACCATCATCAGACCAATTCAAATCTAAAGAGTTTATTGTGTGAGGGAAAGCATCGTGCAATTTAATAACCTGGGCTATTGTTCCATCATTATTATATTGTGTTATTAGAATAGGCTGTATATAATTAGAATCTGTTTTATATTTAAAATTCCAATCTTCTTCTGGATTGATATATCGTAACCAATTCTCAAATACCGCTTTTTCAAGTAAGTTATCGGTACATATGAAAGAGAACGTTATATCATTGTAAATCGCTTGAAAAGGATACTTTTCTGTGGGGCCATATATTTTTTGTTCATACAACTGAAAAGTTCTTCCGGGCAGTTCAGAAACATCACACCTAAGGGAGATTGATTCTGCACCAATACCCGTCACTGAACCAAGTTCTATGGGAAAATTAAAAAGCACATCAAATCTAGATGTCTTTGATAGATCATCTGTGAATGAACTTCTGAAGTCGCTTATATTACCTGCCATTTAGTTTTCCTTTACTTCGTGTATGGAATCTTGCCATACTTCGTTTACCATTGCACCCTTAAACTTCTGGATTGGAAGGTAAGTGGCAATTTCCCATTCATTAGGTTGGACAGCAAGAATCTTGGACTGAATATGACCATGTAAGTACCTTTTAAGACACGGCCTGAACTCACGGAAGCGTCTGGTTGCACTCAATATGTCGTATGTTACTCTCATCCTTTGGATCTCGCCGGCCTCATTATGAACAGCAAATTGCATTAGTTTATTCAGAAATACCATTCTATATTTAATTGGTAAGTAGTGCAAATTTAAACCCAAAAATCCATCAGGATATTTTTCCAATGCCAAAACAAGTGGAAACTTATCATAGTATGGTAACGAATCTTTGCCTTTTGGATTATAATAAAAGTAGTATAATCTGCCTAGTTTAAATTGATTCGTTCTTCTAAAGTTTTCCTTGCTAATAGCATTAGGTATAGCAGACATGTTTTTTAATTTAGAAATCTTATCGGCAAGCCACTTGAAAGATTGTCTAGACATGTCTGGAATATTATCTGCTGCCTTCTGGGCTGCAAGTTCCGTCAATTTAGAGGGTTTTGTTTGTTTTGTCGTCATTTGATTATTTAGTTGATTCCTAGATGATCTTCTGTAATAATTTGGAATTCCCAACCACGTTCTAGGCAAAATTCGGTGGCGGCAATCCATTTTGCTTGATTTACGCCGAAAGTGTAAACTTCATTGATGTATTTTTTCGTAACTCTTGATTTTTTAACGGGTTCAATTGTTTGATATTTTGGTTTAATTTCGATAAGATAAGTTTTTATTTTTCCATTTGAATCTTTAATTTGCGCGTAAAAATCTACAAAGTACCTTCTCCAGTGACCCTTTAGTGGATCTCTATAAGGAACAACAATTTCTTCGGAACTCCAATTTGTAACAGAATCATTAGTATCCAACCAATTCATAAATTTTGCTTCCCATGTGCTTCTCCACACTATATTTGTGTGATCGCCTTTGTACTTTTCTGGATTTCGAGGTTTAAATTTACCTGTATACGACATATTACCGCCATTTTCTTTAATTATTATTGTTCTTGCAACAAGTATAAATAGTATATATTCAACTTCTTAGGTGTAAAATAATGAGTGGAAACGGAACTCAAGGATTCAACAGTTATTCTGCTGGTCAAACTAATCCTTCGACACCTGATTCTCCTTCAGGACCATTATCTGCATTGTACACAAATACAACAGGGTATAATTTTTTAAATTATCCTTTAGACTTACTTTCCCAAAACCGTGGTGGACATTATATTCAATTTTTTATAAATGCGAATCAATCTTCTCAATATACAAAAAATACAAATTATGTTGCAACGGGATCGATGGCAACACCAGGAACGGCTGCTGCTTTACAACTGAAAGAAGGCGTTAATGTTTCAACTAATGTTAATATATCAGGAAAAAACCAATTTAGTAACGGTACACTAACAAGACCCACAAAAAGAATATTATCTGCTATCTCTTTATATATGCCTGATACAATGCAAACACAATATAATGCAAATTGGGAAGGTGAGAGTTTAACCAAAGCCATGGGCCCAATTGGCGCATTTGCTCAAGGAGCGAAATCAGCAGGAAAATCTCTCAGTTCTTCAGGAGGAGCATTAGAAGTTACGGGTAAACTCTCTCAAAGTTTATTAGGAGCTGGTACAGAATCTACAGATTTCATGTTATATTCGGGTGGATTGGCATTAAATCCACAATTGGAAGTTTTATATAAAGGATTAGGTTTTAGAGAATTTCAATTTGAATTTCTATTTTCACCTAAAAGTTCGGCTGAAGCCCAAGCAATAAAAGATATTATAAAGACTTTTAAATTTCATATGGCACCGGAGATTGGTTCGTCTGCTGGAGATTCGGCCAGATATTTTATAATGCCTTCTGAATTTGATATACAGTTTATGTTTCAAGGTGTGGAAAATTCTAATGTTAATAAGATATCAACCTGTGTATTAACTAACATAAATGTAGATTATGCTCCTAATGGTTGGGCTACATATAATGATGGATTTCCAGTTCAAACTAGATTAACGTTACAATTCAAGGAAGTTGAATATATAACCAAACAAAGAGTTGATCAAGGATTCTAATGTCACAATACTTTAATTATTTTCCAAAAGTTGTATATTCGCAAGATAAGTATACAAAAATTGTCACCAATATAATGGCAAGAATTAGACCTGTTTCTGAATATGCTAATAATTCTTTAGTTTTCTATAATTATGATATTCAAGATGGAGATACACCAGAAAGTATTGCATATAAGTATTATCGAGATATTGAAAAACATTGGATTATTCTTTTAACAAATAACATTATTGATCCTTTTTATGATTGGCCATTAGATTACAAAAAATTTAATGTATATCTTACCGACAAGTATATGGATGCTACTGCCGCTAATTTGAGTATAACCGTTGCAGATGTAACACCACAACAAGTATTGGCTTATACACAATTAACAACAGATCATTATGAAAAAGTT